CTCGATACGGACCCCCGGACAAATAGGGGTAATAACCTCTATTGTCCAGGGGATGCGTGGGGTTCTTCCAGGAGTGAGGAACCCCCCGAACGCGTTGGGTCGATGGTCGAGTAATTCTTAGAGACAAGATTCACACGAGCAAGAACGGCAACAGTCGCCTCGTTGAGGAAATCTTTAAAGAAATCTTTAAAGATTACCTCATCGACGAGGAATGTCGACATCTTGAACTGGAACCTCGCCTCTAAGCTCTCGACCAGCGGCTTCTCTGGCAAACTTAAGGGACCATACGAGTAATCTCTACGATGACTCTCCAGAACGAAACCAACTACCCTCTTTAGTGCCTTAGAGACACTAAAGAGACTGTAGGACTTTCGGTCCGGATAGTCATCATAGAAAGGACTCAGACGTCCCATAAGAGCCCCGAGTGCTTCTGAGAGGATCAGGTCGAGGGATTTGTAACCCTCGGCCGCGGCCATAAAGGTCTTAAGACCCCGAGTATTGCCATACTCGGGTTCCAAGATACCTATCTTAGAAGCTACCTGGTCACGCCGTAGCAGTGCCCCCCTCGAAATGAGATGGGAGAGTAAAGGGTGAAGCAAGAGTGTAGACTCTCGATAAACCCTAGACACCCGATCGCAATTCCAAACCTGTCCCAGAGACCAGAGTCCTAAAGCGTGCTCTAGTGACTTATCATCACGAAGAAGCACCTTTAGGGCTTTCCTCTGGAGGTGAGGAATATGGATTCGGCCAGTTGGGGACGAAAGTCCCCAACCCCCAAACTTCCGAGGGAGGTGGGGAGAGATCTTAAGGCGGTTTAAGTCAGCGATCACATCCGCATACCTCCAGAGGGCCCACGAGAGTATAGACTCTCGTGATCTCTTCTGGTAAGGTTCGAATATGAGCCACTGAACCGCCTTACTGATGCACTCTCCACGATACAACCAGGGGTTCTGCTCCTTGGCTCCCGGGAACCGTTCTTCAAACTCTAGGAGGAGTTTGATCTTCACAGTCTCTATATAAGACAGATCAGCCTTATATGGAGTTTCTGTGAAGAACATGTGGGTTCGAGACTGATAGTGGGATCCATTTGATATGGAACCCCCTATCCCTCTTATCACCTCCTCATAGAGCCTAAAGAGCTTAGGCGACCGGGCGATTGTGGCATTATCGTCCCCACAGAAGACGGCTAACTCTGTTAGCCATCTAATCTTCTGGGGGGCGAGACCCCCATAGGGAACCCTCCAATAGAGAAGGCTAGAGGCATAAGCGAGTGAAAACTCGTTTATTAACTCTAGCATAAACCAATTAAAAGGGTTCCCCATGGGTGTGCCACGCACACCAAGGAACTGAGAACCATCGGGTAGCTCGTAGAGTTG